TTAAATCACCTGTCGGGCTTCGAGAAGATTCAATCTGTACGGTGTGTAGCTGACGAACCCGCCTATAATTTCATGAGGCATTTCTAAAAAGACGCATTTTATTAGGTAAGTCTTGTCGATGAACCATCGCGCCTCGGTCTCGCTGAATAAGTCTTCGAGCTGATGTATGTCAGTTTGTGCCGCGGTGTGGTCTGCGCCCTCAATATCAAGTTTTCGCGCGTCTGGAACAGCATGGAGATGGACCCGCGGGTATCCTGCTAGGACTTTCTGCAGATCGGACTCTCTAACTTTTCCGATGCTAATGTTGCGGAAGTCGAATTTGTAGAAGCCAGTGGTAGAGGGTCCTAAGCCCAGGTCTAAGCCTGTAAATTCAAACCACTCGAATAGCACGTCAAATTCAATTGAGGGCACATCATAATCAGGATAAATTTCATTGTCGCCCTTTACCAAGCTTTTTAGTCCGGCGAAGTTTGTGTCAAGATCTCCTTCGAGCCGAATCTTGTTGAAGATGCAGTTGTCGCTGATGCTTGTTAATTTCACATATACTGTCCGGTATCCTTTCGTTCCATACAGATATGCCTCTTGCTCAGCTGAGCCAGAAAAGTCATCTTTGACCCGCTTCCAATTTATCCCGTCAGCAGACCAGTAGAGTTCCAGACCCGCTTCTCCGCTGACGGGTTTAACGGTGAATCTGGCATCCGCGTTCAGGGGGAAGACTGTTTCAAAACAATAGATGAGGACTTGGCCTGTGTCGAGTTCAATTTGATTCGAGGCAAAAGTGCCGGTGAGCCTGAATTTGTCGTCATTGACCTTGCTTGTCGTGTAATCGTCTTCGTAGAAGTATGAACCCAAGCCGTCGGTAAGGGTCTGAATCTGAGCTCCGGTCAGCAACCAAACATCTGAAGCGAGAACTTCTCCCTGCTCATTTTTCAACTTCATGCCTTCAGCGTAGGGCTTGTGCTTCAGAATAAATCCCGCGTCATAGTTCTCTGCGATCCAGCTCGTGCCATTGTAGTATTTCAATAAGCCATTAGCGTATGCATCGGTGTCGCTCTTGTAGCCAATTGAGTAGTAGTCAGTGTTACTTTTCTCTCCAGCCCGCTGAACTATTATGCAATATTGTCTGTTGATTTCCAACTCGGGGGCATAGAAAATGGCCGTGACACTCTTGCTTCCATTAGCGCTCTCATTCGCAAGCCACCAGGCGTTCTCGATCTCTTGCGAACACAGATCTACACCATCTGGATCTCCAGAAATGTTGGCTCTCTGGATCGCCAGAATCACGTTGTCCGTGGGAGATCCACCGTGCGTGTAGGGATAGAGAGTTACGGAGAAGAGATTCTTTTTTAGCTTACGAATTGACTGCATGGCCTTTTGATAAGTTGTTGCTTTTCCAAACGAGAGACCTGCATTAACGCTTGTCTGGCTGATTTCGGTTTCAGCCGCGCACTCGCCCGCATGGATTCCGCCGACCGTCTTGGCAGTTATCTTAATTTTTAGCGGCGCGGCGCAGCTTCCTGCATTCGCTATCGTGATTGGGTCTTTGGTTGTGATCGTCTCGCTTTGCTCTTCCCAAGATCCCGACTCAATAAAATCGGCCATTTTAAGTCAGCCTCGATTCTGCTCTCTGTATGATTTCCCCGGTCTTGGCGTCGATTACCGCTTCCACCAAGTAATTCAGTTTCTCCCCGGTGAGGGGAATGTTGATCTGTATAGGCAGCTTCACCCTGATCCCACCGTCTTCAGATGCTTTTGCTGCTGGCACAACAACCTCGTGGCGATGCAAAAAGGCGAGCCCCGCCTCCTCGATGATGCCTCCTGCCTGCAAATGTGGACCCCACTCCTTCGGTATGGGTCTCGGAGACGGTGCGGGTGCAGGAGCTGGAACTGTTCCTCCACCGCCGCCCCCGCCGCCACCAAGTTTACCGAGCCAGTCGAGGAAGTTTTTGATCGCGTTGATTACTGCCATGATGACGCCTATCAGATTGTTGATGAAGCCGATTATGCCGTCGATGATGGGCTTTATGGCTGTGTAGATCTTTGTGAAGATATCGATGACTAGGTCGCGGAAGCCCATAAAATTGGTAGCCAAAGCAGCGATGAGGGCGGCGATTGCTGCCAGCGCGATAATCAGCCAGCCCAAAGGATTCGTGGCTAGAAAGGCACTGAAAACCCCAATTGCCCCTTGGAGACTTGTGATTGCAGTGATGACAGCGGGGATAGCCATCAAAGCGGTCTGCATCTGCGCTTGAGTTAGGTTTTGTTGTGCTAAACTCAATCGCTCAGTTGCGAGAGTTAAGTCATCTTGACGGGCTTTAAGCATTTCAGCCGCAGCCGCTGCCTCTGGACTATCTTCGCCATACTTTTCTATCGCTTTGTTTAGATCGTCCTGTGCCTTGTTGACGGCTCGAACCCTATCCTCGTAAGCGTTCTGTGCTTTGTTTGCCGCGTATGTTGCGCTCTCAAGACGATTGAACATGAAGATTAGGCTCATGGCGCTTGTTGCAAGACCCGCGATGGAAGAGCCGACCTCTTTCAAACTAACTGAAGTTTTTTTGTTCACGGTCTCGATTTGCGTGCTACTCTGTTCAACCGCACCAGCCATAGCTTTCGCTGAGTTTCCGACCTTCTGCATTTCGTCTGAAGCGTCATCTACCGCTTCAATTAACACGCCTACCTTAACTTCTGCCATTGTCTCCACTCCTCTCTAATCTGATCGACAACCGATATCGATCTTTTTTCCTCTCTCTCCATTCTTTTCTTGAGCCATCTATCTGTCCTCGCGCTGACGAGGCTGTCCAACATCAGTCTCGCGATTGGACTAAGCTCCTCGTCTGGGTCCACGATCTCGCTGGGCAGCTTGTGATATTTTTCAGCCAGTAGGCCCACCGCTAGGCCCAGTTGACTCTTCGCGAAAAAACCCGAGCTTCTCAGCCGTGTATTTGTCCAGATCATTGAAGATTATAATGCTGTTGAAGAGCACGATCAGATCCATGTCGTCAATGTCTTTGGCTGAGAGTTCTTCTTCGTCTTGAGCCTCGCCTACAACAATTTTCGGCTTTGTGATGGCCTCGCTGAACATCTCTGCAACTTCTTTGGTTCTCAGAAGCTCTAACAGTTTAACTTCATCGTTTTGCTGTTCCGCGATCTCATCGAGTAGGTTCATTTTGCCTTTGAAGATCTTCGAGAAAGTCAATAGACTTACCTTTCTGATCTCGAAGGTGTGGCCTGATGGGAGCTTGATGTCCTTTCGTGCTCTACGCTTATCTTCGAGGCATTTCCGATACTCTGCAGCGGTTGTCGTCTTAGACATTTTAAAGAGTCGTCTCCTTGTTCTGTAGTTTGGCTCTTATCGCGTAGGTCGAGGTCGCGTCATAGATTGCTTTGAACTCGACGCCTTGAACGATGAGGTCGCGCTTGCTCAGAACAGCCTTAGCGGTTGTATAGTAGATTTGCGGGATTTCAAGCTGTAGATAGTATTTGTAGGGATCTTCGATTACTGCTCCTTCCCATTTTAGGTCTAAGGCCACGCCTGTAAGGTCGAGTTGAGGCTCTGTCGCAGCGGCAGCGCCATAGAACTTCTCAAGCTGTGCCTCATCGACAAACTCGATGTCGAATCGTCCATCGACTGTTCTCAAGCCCGCTGGAAGTTTGCTGATTACACGCGATTGCGGTCGAAACTCATCTCCCTGCAACGCATTAGAGATTCTTGCTTCAATGCCGATGATGTCGCCGCAGGCCACTGTGTCAATTTTATAGGTTCCTTGTGTGAAAGTGAAGTCTGGCAGGTTGCTCCAGCTCGGCGTGCTGAGGCTGACAACCTTCTCTGTCTGACCAATAGCCTCAACAGAGCAACTCAGTTTCTCTTTTCGCACAGATTTCAAAGTAAGCCTTGAGATTTTGCAGCCCGGATATTGAAGCCCAGTGATATTGTCTAGTCCCTTTTCAACCGTGAAGCTTGGTTGATCCTCAACTGGTGTGATCGTGTGCAAATAAGCATCTGTCTCACCTTGTTGCTCCGAATCTACATCGCCTAAACAGAAGAGTAGAAGCTGTCCGATTCCGTTTTCCGGAGCCACAAAGAAGTCGAAGCCACCGCTGACTTTGACGACACCCGCACTCTGCTTGTAGTAGTCGCGTCCTCTGACCGTTTCGGCCAAGAGGATCTCCTGATCCGCACCGAGACCCTCCTTCACAATGTCGATGAACTTTGTTGGCGTCACCGGTGTGCCGTAGACTGTTTCTTTCGCGACGCCTAGGTATCTTGCCATTTCCGATTTCTACCTCCGTTTTTCAATTCTTGCTTTGACTTTTTTGAAAAGGCCCGTTTTGATTAGGGCCTCTCCAACATGATCTGGAACGTCAACAGGCTTGTCCGGCTCGAAGAAGCCGACGCCATCCACGCTGACGCCCGAATCTCCTCTCACGTAAACTATTTTCATCTAGATCGCCTTCCATGGCTCAACCGCGATTATTGCCCAGAAGAGGCTGTAGTCTTTGCCGAGCATGTAGTCAAAATTTCGGTCGATAAAATAGAGGATCTCGCATTTTCCTCCAAGTGTTCTGTCCGCGAGAAGCTTGTCGTGGACATCACCGCAGAGATCTATCATGTCTGCGGCTCCTTGGGTCGGGCTGGCATCTCGCTCGATGACTACGATCTTGGTTCTGAATCTATGCATGATCTCGGCAACATTTTCGTCAGCCTCTTCGTCTCTGCTCGGAATAATATAGCATGCTGGAAACTTGTCAGGAGGCAGGGTCGTGAGTTCGCCGATCGTAATGCTCTTAAGCGCAGTCAGCTCGGTGAGCTTTGTTTTTATCGCATTCAGAATGTCAGAGTGGACTGTTTTTAGTGATGCCATTACTCCATCAGCTCGGCCATTATTATCTCAAAGACTGCCTCGATCTGAGGCTCACTAGCCAAAGCAGACTGCTCGACAAAGTGAGTACCTCTTATGCCCGGATGCATGCCGAAGTGAGGTAGAGTGGGGTTCACAAGCCTCCGCTCAATTGCGGGAACATACCGGCCTGGACTGGCTGGAGTGCCAAACTCAATGTATGGTGCATATGTTGCGTTTGGTCCGACCTTTGCTGTGTTTCCCTCAACATCGACTACGACCGATGATCTCAAGGTCCCTGTCCTAACCGGGGCGCGTGACTCAATCTCGCTCTTCACTAATGCTCCGGCCTCTTCGAGCCCGCGTCTGATCGCCTCTTTAAAGGCATCGGTTTTTTCTTTCCAAGCTCTTAGGAACTCGGAGAGGTCTATGGTTATCTTGACGCTCATTCTTCCGCCTCTTTCTTGAAATAGAGTTTTTTGACGCCAGGAATCTTTGAGAGCAGCTCCATTGCGCGGTTATGTAGTTGTGTTGCTCTGTCAACCAGGACCTCTTCGCTGGCTCGACCTACAACGCGCGCTGCTATGTCTTGTTGAAAGAGGTAGGAGGCTGCTAGATCTGTCGCTGCGGCTTGAATTGCAGAGTAGTATTTCTTGCCAGAATCCCAGCCTTCCGGATGATTGGTCAAAGCATCGATTACAGCCGATGCATCAGAGATGCATTCGCTTATTATTGTCGAGGCTTCGCTCTCACTGTTGCTGACATCTGACTTAGCGAGCTTGGCTCTATGCAACACTTTAGTCTCAGTTGTGTATGCCATGTTCTATCTGCCTTTTTTTGAGCACTTGGTGCGTCATCTAACTTTGCGGGAAAGTGCGACCCATAAAAATCGGGTGGGCTTCATCGCCTCCCGTAGGCTCTGTTTTCTGAGCTCCCTACAGGCAATCATGCTCACGCATGGACGCCTGTTAGCTTCCTCAAGGCTGAACTTTGGACGAGAACTGGCTGAAGCCACTGGCGAATCAGGAATGCGGTGTAGCCCATCGGCTCGTTGCGGTATCTCGCAGCTTCAGTGGGTCCTTCTCCAAGGATTATGGCCGGAGCAGCCAGAGACCCAACGATTGCCACCGTGCTAGTCAACGTGGTATCGCTGATACCTGTTACACCTGGCAACCCGGGGATTGTGAAGGTCTTTCCGGATGGCAACTGGACGCCGTAAAGTCCTCTTACTCTGGAGTTGCTGAAGAAGTCCATCCAGACAAGTGGATCTGCGGCTATGAAGTCAACGGGGAAACCGTTGCCCTCGATTGCGTCCATGACGCCTCCAATGTCATCGAAGGGATTGACGTCGCCGCCCCAGTCGCTGCCTGCCACGGCGGTTGCTCCCTCGGCTACGGTCTTGATCTGTGAGTTCTCCATCCTTGCAAGTTCTTTCGCAGCGTCGGCAATGTTGACGTTGAGGATGTCGTGGGCTGCCTTCTTCACAGCCTCGTCGCTTATGACTACGTGGACTACGTTCTTCCAGAGGTCGAAGTTGGTCCTCGAGTAGGCCTCTGCGCTGATCGTAGCCTCAACCAAGGGTGGAACTTTCTCGACGCCTGTCAGCTTCGTTGCCACATCAACACTGGCGACTAGGTTTGGCATGGCGACTACGCGGCAGATGTTCCTCAAAACGTATTGGGGTGTCGCGTCCCGGTCGACAGCCACGGACTTTGACCCGGTGATCAGTCGGGTCGTTTAACCAGTCCTAACAAGACTGGGTCCGTGGCTTATCTCGCAAGCCCCAAAACCTCGTCGAGAATCACCTTGGCCTCAATCGCCGAGATGTCTTCTTGCGTGATCAGCTGAGCCTCATAGTGGCCCAGGCTTGAGAGCCTGTAGAATTTATCGCTTCGTGGGTCTCTCCAAACACCATAAAATTCTTGCATCTTCAATCACCTTACGGGTGGTGACCCAGCAAAACCTTCATCGTTGTGTCAGTGGCACCGGCATCAGCGACACATATTCCTACTATGTCGCTGAAGAGTCCTGGAGTAGTGTAGTCGAACAGTGTTACTTCGCCAGCGATGGCGCTGATCTCACAGTACTGTCCTTTCTTCGTAGCACCGTTGGCTTTCTTCTGGACCTCGACATAACCCGCAACTACGCAGCGAACCTTGTGGGTTGTCTCACTTGCGTAGGTGTGAGCCTTCAAGGCCATCATATAGGGTCCGAGATGAGTTGTTGCTGCCGCTAAGATCCCGTTGCCATCGTTGACAATGATTTCGCCTTTCTCGATATCCTCGTTGGCCTTAACATCGAATTCCTCGATGATTAAGCCCTCTTCTTTAAGTATATCTCCTGCAGCCATCTTACTTCGCCTCTGGCTTCAAGCGTCCGATCAACCGCAACCTGACCTTATCCTCCGCGGATAGGATTTGGTCTCCAGTATACTTTGTTTTCGGTGCTCCCATGTAGACATCGCGGTCCTTGAGTTCGCTAGCGTCAGCGATCAGTTGATTCAACATGTCGTCGCTCATGGCAGTGAACTTTTCTATGTCAGCCTTCGTCGGTTCGAGGCCAACGCTGGCTCTCAAACCTAGAAGTTGTTGCACCTTTGCGTCGTGGCGCTCCGCCTCCAGCTTTGCTAGGCGGTCTGCCAACTCCTGATTATCCCTCTGCAGTTTTTCGATCTGGCCTTTGAGCTTAGCGTTCTCCACGATCCAAGTGCTAGCTTCAGCGTTCTCGTCATGAGCCTTTTCGCTCATCTTTCTTATTTCCCCTTTCGGTTCTGTTACTGTTCCTCCAAACTCAGGAGGCTCCTTCCCGAAATCCTCGTAATGCCGCCTTAAGTGGTTGTAGACGTCTCTTCGATCAACGCTCGGAATGTCGACTCCACCCCTAGTCCCCAAGAGAGCTGCCATCGCTGCGGCTACGCCTCTCCAGACCACTGTGCCATCGGGCTTGTGGTGTGGAAGCTTGTAGCTTGCTTTGTTCTCTGGGTCTTCGGAATCAAACCAAGCGCAGGCTCTCTTGAGCTGGTCCACATCGTAGTCTGCGGCGTTGAAGTCCCAAGAATCGTCCTCAGAGGCTTTAGGGCCCTCCTTGAACGGGATCGCTCCTGCTTTGAAGGATGCTTGTTGGCTCGTTTTCCGTTCCTCCAAGCTTTTGGTTAGGGCGACCGAGAATGTTCTCAGGCCGCTTTCCTGACCCGAAAATGTAGATAGAACCTGAGCGTTCGGGTATGCTCCCTCTGGCACAAATGCCACGTGTTCAAACGCGAAGTCCTTCAGAAGTGACATTCCGTCGAGTTCTGAGACATCGTAAGCTAAAACTTGAGGGCTGACAAACCTCCATCTTCTGCTTACGATGTTCTCCCAAGCGTTTGGATCAGAAATCTCTGCGAGTCCTATCGCGTGTCCATCGGTCTTGAACGCGTCTATGAACCGACCTACCTCAACGGTTCCAGAGTGGTCTGGATAGGCGAGTAGGGGTTTTCCGATCAAGGAATTGAGAGCTCTTTGTAGGGCCTCGTCTGTTACCTGCCACTTGTTCCTATTGAGCAGGGTGTCGATGACGTAGATTTTTGCGATGTTTTTTTCGAGCGGCTCGAACACGGCGAGATAGTCGAAGCTGAATACAGCTTGCTTATGTGACTCAAGCCACTCCGTCGCATTGCCCAGGGTCCAGCTATAAGGAGGCTTCTTCGAGAAGAGGTAGACGTAGATGTCTGTCTTGTCTCCCGAACCCTTAAGTAGTGCCATTCGCGCTTGGATCCCGCGGCCTAGACTGATCGTGCCTACGACATTGACTTTGCCAGCCTCAGTTTTTCTGAAATCCTCTTCTGAATGCGCCGGATTCTCTAAATGTATCCAGTCTTCGGTCTCGTATGGCATTATTTCTCCTCCAGCTCGCTAGGATCCCAGCCCATTAGGTCCCAAACCTTTCTGAGGTTGCCGCCTATGGGTCCCTGTCCTAGGTTGCCCCAGAGCTGACTCACCGCTTGGGCTTGCTGGTAGAAGTCCGCCACGCTGATGGGGTTCCAGCGATGCTTGACATAGACGGGAAGAGGGTCGTCTGGTTTTAACCCAAGAGTTCTTCTAGTTTGTGGATCATACCATTGGTCCTCAATTGCGCGCTTGAAGTATCGCTGAATATTCATTATGGGGCCGTCTCGATATGCTTCAAGCTCGGCATAGGCTGTGGCTCGGTTCACGGTTTTTTCTCTGCCTATCAGAAAGCGAGGTACTTTGAAGTTGCCGATGATTTCAAAATCCAAGTAGTCCAGTGTTGTCATTAGACCGGGGAGGTCGGATTTGAGTTCGACTGGAGTGACTGCGACTTTTTGGCTCATAGCGATGTTTTTGCCCGGCTGAATTCCAGCTATAACATCATCGACCACTTTCTTGGCATCTTCATCGCTGAGGCCCGTGACATCTACGGTCACTATGACCATGGGCGCCCAGAGCTTCTCTGCAGTCTCCTTCAAATCTGTCCCAAGGATCACATGTCGTGTTGCACATGCATCTAAGACAGGTTCGATGTCGCTGAGCCCTTCCATGTCTGCTTCGAGGCTCAGGTTCGTGAAAAATAGGACTTGATCTGGGTTGTAGAAGCCTTTTTTACCCTGATAGGTGAATCCCGTCAAATTCCAGTTGGCATCTATGTCGGGTTTAAGCTGTGTCGATTCAAGCGGTAGCAGGCTAGTAGGTCTGTTTTTCTTGTCTAAGACTATTTCAAACCCGGATCGGCCGAAGATCGATCTCTTAACCTGTGCGATGAAAAGGACATTGTCAAGGTTCACTGCTTTGTTTAGGGCATCGATTTCGTCCTTGACATAACTAAATTCTTCAACCTTCTTTGCGATTTGCTCCTCTGAGAGACCTCCCGGCTCAGCCAGCTCGAGGACCGTCTCAAATCCTTTCGCAGTGGGGTAAAAGGCATTTGCTATGATGCAGTTTCTCACGAGCGAATTTCGTCTGAATTCTTTGTAATAGCTGTTGGATATTCCTTCGATAGATGTTGGGGTTATGCTGGTCCAAGACCAATGCGTAGCCAAGGCGGCTTGATAGTTCGCCGGGACCTTTCTAGCCATTTTCTATTTTTCTCCGGGCTCTTTTTTGGCTTTAGAAATAATCGCGATGCCTGGCCTCTTTTCGAGGGGTTCCCAAGTGTCTTTGGAAACTGGAAACGACCTCACAATGGGCTTGCTCTTCACGGTTCTTTCCTCGCCCATCTCCTAAACCTCAATCAAAAGTCTTGGCGATAATGGGACCGGGAGCCGCTTCGCTTCGAGCGCCATAGATGGCTAAAACAAATGCCCAGAAGCGGTCGTCATTTGTGCCTTCAGGATGGAAAAAGTTGTAATGCCCGGTCTTTGTCAGTTCGTATCGTTCCACATTTAATTCATCGATTAATTCGCGATCGTATGGAAGCTTCACGTCGCCTTGAAGCATCGCCTGTTTGGCTGGTACGGCCCACTCTTCTTTATTTTGTTGTGTGAAAGTCACGCCGTCGACATTCGCGATCCCGGAGTTCTTCATGTCTTCGACAACATAGTCGCCGACGCCAGTCTGATCTACAAGCGTTTTCCGGATTGTTTTCCAGCGGTCGGTCAGAGTTTTTACATAGCCGATGACGCTGGCATATTTTGTTTCGAGCGGGAATCGGTGGCAATGCACAAGCCTGATAGTTTCGCCCTGTTTGTTGACAACAGCGACCACGCTGTAGTCTTGGTGTTTGCCCAAGTCCACACCGACGAAAAACTCGCCTGTTGGAGCATTCTCAAACTCGATGAATTCAAGTTCCGCATCAATACACCGGCTTATCAAGTCTTGGGGCAGCCATGCATTCACATCCTCCACAAACTCGGCCTCAAACTCCATCGTGAATTGCTGTGGCAGCATGGAGCCCTGCATGTCATCAATGAACTCTTTTTTCATTAAGCCCGCTTCGACTGCTTGTCGCCATGTGATGTGGTGCTGGCTGAACCGCTCCTTTAACTTTCCCTTGCAGAACTCATAAAATTGTGACTTTGAAGACCAAGGAGTTGAACTTACAATCAATGTCCCATTTGTGGTTGCCAGCATCGGCATGAGAACGTTGTTGAACATGTATTCGTCATGCGCGAAGAACGCGGCTTCGTCGGCTAGGATAAGGTCGGCGGTGTAGCCTCTGAGCAGGTTTTCCGAGCAGGGCAAAGCAATTATGATGCTACCGTTTCTAAACGTGATCTTAGTCCGTTGCTTTTTTTCGATGAGCCTGTTTTTGATCTCGCGTTCTATGTGGGCAATATGCTCATATACTCGATCCATGACGATCATGCTTTGTCGGAGACCGGGGGCAACGATTAAGGCGAGTTTGTTCGGATGAGTTGCGCAGAACCAGATGGCGATGACGGCGATGGTTGTTGTTTTTCCCGACTGACGAGAGAACCTCAAGGAGATCCTGTTGGATCTATCGAGTAGAAGTCTTCGTTGATAAGGTGTTGGGTTAAATTCTAAGATTTCTTGGCTAAATAATACGGGGCCTTTGGGCAACTCAAAGGCTTCATGTTTAAGCCGCTCTTCCTCTTTAAGCCTTCGCTTCTGCTTTCTTAAGCGCCTCAATTTCTCGCTCAAGATCTTCGATCTCCACATCCTTCAGCAAGGTCCCCGCCTTGTTGATGAGATCACCGAGCAAGCGATAGGCCCGAATTTTTAGGATCGGTTTGTCTGTGGTATTTATGATCGTTTGGACTACCTGAATCGCATTTTGCAGTCGGCTGTACAAGTCTTCGCGCTCCAGGCTCACATCGAGAGTGAATCTTAGCGAAAATGATTTCTCTATCGAAAGGCGGTTCATTTTAGGCTCCTTCCCAAACTTTTTCTCAAGTTTTCTGTTTTGAAAGGCTTCCCAAATCGCTTTTTGTTTCTCCTCCCTCTCCGCTATCTGGGAAAATGCTCGCCAAATTGCCTTTTGAACCAAGTCTCCTTTTTTGACTTGTAGCTTCATCAATTCGAGGATGCGGCTCTCAGACATAGCGTTTCACCAAGTCAGCATATTTTTTGAGTTTTTCTTCGTCCTCTTCAAAAGATTCTTCATTGTAAATCGCGAAGGGGTCATAGGTTACATCCAGCTTGCCACCATAGGCTTCTTCGACAGGTATGAAAGGCGGGGCATCGGGGTGCACCGTTGTCTCTAGTAGGTAACGGTTCTTTGTGAGTTCAATTTCTGTCCAAGCGTGAAAGCCTAAGAGGTTTTTGGTTTTTGTGTCGAGAACTGCGCCGAGGCGGGTCCAAGCCTTTATGCCTTTGATTCTCAGAAGCGTGGTGCATAAATTTGCGGTGCATGCACAGAAGCCAGTTTTTGCCGTCCAAGTCTGATTGGGTAGACGCCAACTGTATTGTAGGCCAAAAACATAGTGGAACAGAAAGAAGAAGAATTTTGGAAAAAGGTAAATCTTATGAGCGGTAGAGGGCTGGCCAAGTAAGTCGAGTGGGTATGTTATTTCGCGGCATATAACATTGAAAATGGCTTTAGCGGTCTCCTCGTCATTTCGTCCGCCGATCGAGTCGGCTAGGTCCTGCATTTGCAGATTATTGACCTGAATGAACTCGCAGATGTGATAGTATTCGCCGAAAGTTGTGTAAGGTACAAAACTATCCAAACTCATCTGACTGCACCGACCAACAAGTAGGTCATTGATTCTATTTTTTGCCGAACCAGAAGCCCACGGCAACGCCTGCCAATTCGATCAAGATGTCTGCCTGTGAGTTATGTGTTAAAACCGCCGCGATCGCGCCGACCGATAAGACAATCGCCAAGATGCCTCGCCAGTCGGCTTCCGAAAGTAACTCTCTTACTTCCTTGAACATACTAGGCCTCCACGTAGTAGATCGTGTAGTAAGTGTGAAAGTCGGCATCATGGCCCCACTCGTAAAGTCCGAGAAGATTATACTTGAACATATTGTGAGCCCAGACGCCGAGGCAAAGCTTCTCCCCAGCCTTCAAGTTAATGCCGTCAAAACAAAAGCTTAGGTCGATATTGGCGGTGCCTCAAGAACCGCTATTTTCGAAGCCAAACTTGTCGCCGTCCATGTCGAGCCAGACTTGGGCATGTAAGGTGGGAAGCTACCTATTGTGTCTTGTATTGCAACTATCTTTACATCTTCGTCAAACGTAAGCGAGTCCGCCTCGTCATCAGCGAAGACCTCGCTTGGCTTCAGCATTTTATAAAACGTCAAAATTGCTGTTTCAATCATAGGGTACTCACCTAACCATCAACCTCTTACAAAACCAACACCATTTCAGTTCGCAGACGAACCCTCTATCCCGCGTTTTTGGCTTTCAAAGAACCAGCAATAGAGGAGTACAATGGCTGTGTAGAAAAGACCAATGAAAGTAACCTTCAAAGTTCAAAAAACATGCTAAAAGTCAAATTTGCGCGCGCAGTTAAGTTTCATTTTCCAGTAATGAGGGGCATTTGAGCTTGTCTTAGTTTATTAAAATTATTCTAATGTAGAGAGAAAATGAAAATAAGATTGAAAAACATATGTCCAAGAATCGAGTATATTATTTTTTGGGTATCGTAAAACCGACTCGAGATACCGATTAGTATTACGAAATAAGACAAGAACACAAAGGTGAGAACTACATAGAATGGACTTTGAATAAACCTGAATAAGAGAGAAAGAGGTTCCACAGTTTCTGGGGCAAAAAAAATTCTGGAGACATGGTTAAGAGTTTGCAAAACTGAACACCCAAATAGACCTATATGTCCACCGTATTTTTTCTCCAGCTCTATTTGAAAGAAATATTTATAGAACAATTCTTCTGTGATTGGAGCCACTAAAAGTAATAGAAACAGATTTATAATGTTTTGGAACGAAAAGCTCGTGATTCTAAATCCAATTGTTTCACTATGGACATACGAAGACAAAATAAGAAATGCAAAAGGGATAACAAAGCATAAGGATGATTCTAATATCTCAGATAACTCAAGCGGGTATGAGTATATATATTCCAAAGAAATCTTTTTCCTTGCAACAATGAAGGGGACAAGAAGCAAGATATGAAAGAATAAAGACGATACAATAAAGTAGTTTGGATCTGGTTTAAGATAGTCCAAAGTAATAGAATAGAACAACAAACACATCACCCAATAAACAATCATCCTAGTAAATGTTCGGCTACGAATAATGAAATAAGTAATTCCAAAAAGAAACATCACTAGACCTGTAATAAGATAAAACATTCCAATAAGAGTCATTAGGCATAATCCCTCTCAAGCCTTTCATAAAAATGTGACCTGAAATGTTCATATAGAGCGAGCACGACGGCGAGAGTCCCTAAAATTCCAAAAAATAGTTGATGAGAATCGACTTCTGTTTTAAGAAACATTAGAAAAAGCGAACATACAAAACCAATCGGCAATCCAAAGGAAAGCTGGAACGTTTTTCCATAGAAGTCTAACCATATCTTTAACTGCCTATCTCTTGATCGTCGGCCCCTTCTTGACATCTTAATCATCGCCAGAAGGTAGAAATAATCATGTTTAATATTAATAAGATAAGGATTATGGTACTTAATATAAAGATTATTAGAAGGACATTGTAAAAAGTCAATCGCAGGTGCGCGGAGAACTTGCAAGAAACCATTATTCTCTGAGATTTCTTATAGATTCGTCATTTATATAGTTGTCCTAATATAATGTCAGGTACGCTAATGCTAAATCACCGCGCATATAAGCGCTTGAGTGTGAAATGGCGGTGTGCACGTGACACTAACATTGCCGCCGCGATGACTGGTAAACCGATAAGTAATTTTTCCCCGGAAAAACACTCGTCACTCGCAAACGCAACAGAATCTTTAATGTCAATCATTATTCTTTTTTGAGCGCGGGCGCGACTATGCCTCGAGAGTCTGAAAGGACCTCGCCGCGCGCAATATTGATGATCGGGTAAGAATCGGAGGATACAAATTCGGCGCGTTCTTCATCATGGTATGCTTCTTTCCAAAGCAACCGAAGTGCATCTCGCTTCAACTTATCCCCTCGATGATGTCGTCTTGGCATGCGCGCACAATCCTCCTGACGGAGGCAGTCGCCAGTTTGGCCGCCGGGGTCCTACTTGCTTATGCTTTAGGAGCCGGTCGGCCTATGGCCAACTTCATCTACTGCAATCAAGATATGGTTTCTACTATCCGTCGGCCTGCATTAAGATTAGACGAACGATCAATCTACGCCACGCCTTTTCTGCCATTTTTCCAAGATGGCTTTTCCATAGATTCTGGGTCCAGCCGCCGTTTTTTTGGTGCGGAAGTATTTGTGGGGGTTGAATGTGCCTACAAAAGCTTTGTCTTTGATGTTGCGGTATTTGTTATGTATCCGCCGACAGCTTGAACAGCGCTTCGGGTGGCTCTTGTGCCAAGGAAAGACCTGCCCGCAGTCTAGGCAACGGCTAAAATTGATCTTCTTTTCTCCTGGATGTGCCTTCTTCCATCTTTGATATTCCTCATAAACCTCCTTCTTATTTTCTGCCTGGCATTTACGGCAACGCCTCGGTGGCTTGGTCTCATAAGTGATTTTCTTGCCGCAGTCAACGCAGGAAGTGTAGAAGTGGCTCATTTGACTCCCCACCTTTCTAGGAAGCTCTGAAGCTCCAACCCGTCCAAAACCACGCAGCCACATCGCCCGCACACGACTTCAACTGTCTGGTCTTGCCCATCGCGAACCCAGACAAAAGACTCCGAGTCCTCGTTCCCACAGAGGGGGCATTTGAGAACGCTCAAGATCAGCCACCGTCAAGCGTTTGGTTCTTTGGCAACGGGTAGTTTGCGATGATCAGATTCGTGAACTTTGTCCTCCTCTCTCCATGACTCTTGTAGCTCGCGGCCTTCGTCATTCGTGCTTCAGTGATGCTGAATTTTGCATAGGCTTCGCGAACCCAGGGATCGTCGTTATAAGTCAGTAGCCATTTTCCCTTGGGTTTTCCCAGAGTCTCCCGCAAGTCCGTGTGATCTTTAGGCGAGAATTTTCGCTCGTAGTACTGAAGTCCATAGTATGGAGGATCGAGGTAGAAGAAGGTTTCAGGCGTATCCCAATTCTTTATGCATCTACGAAAGTCGAGGCATTCAATGTAGCAGTTTTTGAGGCGTTCTGAGATCTGCTCGGTGTCATCCAGTGCGGACCATAGAGTGTGTGGTGCAGGCTTGCCTGGCTGCCGTTTGTAGCGTATTGACGCGCCGTATGATCCGGAGAAGCTGCAGCGCAGAATATAGTAGAAGCGCACAGCCCTCTCCACATGATCCTCCGGCATCGGCTCATCGAGCCATTTTTTGTAGAGTCCTCGGCTGTAAAAGACCCACTTGAACCGCTTTATGAAATCTCTCTGGTTGTCCCGGACCACTGAGAAGAGGTTGACGAGGTCGCCGTTCAGATCATTATACACTTCTACCGAGCTTGGAGGCTTATTGAGGAGTAGGTTTGCTGCGCCGCCGAATACCTCCACAAATATGCGGTGTGGTGGAATCAATGGAACCAAAGTTTTTAGGAGGCGAAATTTGCCGCCAATGTATGGAAAGAAGCATACCTTCCTGCGTCCAGGCCTTTTCGCCAGCGCCTTTCTGAGTTGCTCTTCGAGGCCACCAAAAAATTTAAAATCTAATGAAGTCTTATCCATTTTGGGGTTTCCTCCGCGACCCGTGCCCCGCGATCCAGGTCAAGGCGTGCGCGGCGAACGGGGGAAGCCTCTAAGTCATTCCTCATTTTCGCACTCTTTGAGGAGGAATAGTGGAGGAACTTCCCTATAAATCTTTCCCCAAATAGTGCGAAAGAAAGCTTTTTTAAGCACAAAAAACACATAAGACAGCTAGTGGAACCCATGAAGAAAACATGTATAAGGGTAGACCTAACGGGCGATCTGGAAAAGAACTTCCTCTACGTCAAGAAGACGCGAGGCATAAAGAACAGCTCCGAAATGATCAGGCTGCTAATCGCCGAGGAGTATAGAAGACTATCCGGCGCTCCACCCTTCAGATAGCAATACCTATGAGTTATTTTCCCAGTCTCAACCGTTCCCTGAAGTCAACGGCTATGCCCTCGTTCATATCTTCCACGGCCCTATCTGCCTCTTCCAAGACGCGATCGACAGTCCCGGGCTGGCTCTTCAGCCTCTTGATCAAGGATCGGACCCATACAAGCGCCTCCAAGGCGCCCTTACAGTAGTCGTTCAAAGCAGACCCCAAAAATTAGAGAATTGGTCAGGTATTTAACGATCCGAGGTATATAAGGGGGAGGGGGCTTCTGTCAAATCGATCGATCGCAATGAGTTGGGACTTCTTTCTCTCTAATTGGCCCTACTGTTTAGTGACTTGGGAAGGCCTACAAACTGGCCTAAGTGTAAGGATATAAGAGAAATACCCGATTAATTGCTTTTGGGGGGCGTATATGTATAGAAAGGAAGTAGGTTCTCCCCTGAATTTTAGAGGGCTGATTTACAGTCCAATAAATGAACAAGGAGTTGTTTATCTCTTCAGTCTAATTGCAAAAGACTTGAATATTAGGGTTGAAAGTATTCAGCAAGGCTATCCAGACTGTACAGCAATTCGATATATCGGTGGTGGAAAATGGGAAAGAGTAAACATCGAGTTTGAATACAAAAGCAGTCAATTTGATCACGATCCTTCTAAATGCGACATTGTTGTCTGTTGGGAGGACGACCTATCAGAAGATAAAAGAGAGAGATTGAAAGGTTTAGAAATTATCGAATTGAAATCGACTATTAATACCCCAGAAGTACCAGACGAAAAATTGACGGAGCCTGAAGAAGCCAAGGGGCGTAAAACTGAATATGATTTAGGATACCATTTCGAGAGGAGTTCCGCGACTGGTAGAGTACAAGAGCTCTATAGAGAATTAGACAAAGGGATTAGGGACATACATGGATCGGTCTGGGTTAAATACGCAAAAACAAGCATCACCTATTATTCTCCAGAAAAGGTTTTTGTATTCGTTGGTCTTCGAAAAAGCACCATAAGCTTGACTATCTACACAGATCAAAACAAACTAAAGGACGTTAAAAATATCAAAGACCACGAAAATTGGGGAAGAATAATCATTGAAAGTAAGAACAAGTTGCCAGTCGCTATTGAAGCCATTAAAAAATCTTACGAATTGATATCTGAAGCGATAAGAAATAATAGAAACACTGGATGGTATGCTCTAACTCCAAAAGACAAAGGCTTGACCTCTACCGAGTGGAGGTAAGCGCGAGAAAGAACTGACTAAATTATATTCTAAAGCTATAGAAAATCTCCTGATAGTTCGAACGGACATCAAGTCAAAATGCGGGGGCAATATGTCATTTCGACTTTGGAATAGTATGGGTGAACAAGTAGCTCAGACTGTTCTTAGGCTTGGCGGTAGCGTAATAACGGTGAAGGAGAAGGTATCTACACCCGACACCCGAGTCATTCAGAGACTTTCCAGAGAAATTGCCAGACCCCGCTGCAAGTCGATGATAATAGTTCCCACACAAGACTGATATCCCCGTAAATCCCCTCTTTTTTCTAGTCTTAATATGGGTTTCCATCTTTTCTGACAATTTTGGAACAGAATTGAAAGCTTAGAAGTGTGGAGTGGAATTTACGCATGAATTCACTAGTAAAAATACGTCACATATATGCTTGGCGAGAGTTGGAATCTCTCCGGGCTACCACCGCTTAGCGCACGCTATCTCCATCTATTCGCACAAAAATCCATGATTTGATTCGTCCTTATGTCGATGTCATTTTTTGTGAAATTCCGGTTATTAAGGCGGTGACCTAACTGTTTTGTTGTTGGCACACTTGATTGCTGGTATTCGGTGGCCTTTCTTTCTGGTGGAATTAAACCCATTCTTCCTAACTTCTTGTTTATTCTTCCTTCGAGTAAACATAAGTTGCCAAGCCTATGAACATTGGTATAGTAATCAAAGTTATCCTTAAAGCCGTACGCTTGGACATTCAAGGTCGTGTGAAGTTCGGGTTGAAATATATGTTCTTTCTGCAAAATTTTGAAGAGCCCATAATTACGTTCATTGAAAGTGGGGTTTTGACTCTTTTCGTATTCCCATAATATATAGTCCGTGGCTTCATTGCCATACATGTATCCATTAAGATAACGCCGAAACTCGGTATCTGGCATGAATGTGTTAGTAAAATCCTTAATATTGTCATGGATTTGCGCAAGATCTGGATTGATCTTTATCTGTGATATGGCATTGTTATACAAACCAGCTCTGGGATCTGTGCCTCTCACTTTATAGACCCTTAAATCGAGACTCTCGATGGCATCGAGCATCGGTTTATTAAGCAAGCCCTCTGCTTCTAAGGATATAATTAGGGGATAGACCCTCGTGTTCAATCCAAGAAAACCAAATAACTTTCTGAACTGCGTCTCTGTTCCGACTTTATCGGTTATCGTTTTGAAAGCTAGTACAAATTTATTGAAATTCTCTAAGAACTCTTGAGCAAAATCACTTAATCGTTGGGTGTTGGTTTTGAGGTGTTCGCATGCTCTTTTCAAAAATTCCTCAAAAACATTCCCTGCTGTTACGTCATAGTTGTAGGCTGTTGGTGGAGAGTATTCTTTTATTGTGTAGTAGGCAAAGTAATGATAGAAGAATCTTAGAAGTTCGTCCTCGGAAAAACCTTCGCTTCTTATATAATTTATGTGATTTCTTTCGCCAGACTCCTTAATAAAGTCGTAGTTTGCAAAGATGTTTCCAAAAATCGTATTTATTGTATCATCCAAACTATCGTTTAGGTAACGCGAGGAGTAGAACATTAGAAAGCTCTTTGTTTTGTCAAGCAACGTAAGGGGCTTTCCTCTATCGTTAAGCGTTTCAAATGCTTTTACTGCGAGTGACTTGTCTTGAACAACAAACTCTAAGGAAAACGTAACGTTTTGGAGATGTTTTGATAAATCATCAAAACGTCCGAAGTCCTCAATTTGATTCTTGAAAAACTCGAAAGCATTTTTCAATAGCCTATTAGTTTTTATCCTCGGTTGTGGATCTTTCCCATCAACAAGGTCTTTCAAGAATTGGTCGTTAAGGCCACCCAAAATTACTCTATAGATGTCCCCACACTTGATGAAATTCTTTCGGATTGCTGGCTTTCCCATTTCAGAAAGTGCAAGCAAGAATAAGTATATTGTAGCTATTCTCTGCTGTCCATCAACTACATCATATACCTTGAAAGTAGTGTCTTCTTCACTGCAATCCAAAGCTTCTCTCGTCTCCATCAGCGTGATAGGCCCCCAATAATGTTCTCTGCCCATCAGTAAACTCTCCTTCAGGTCATCCCAGAACTCTTTGATCTCTTTGAGGTTTTTTTCTCCCCAAGCGTAGTTCCTTTGATATTTCGGCACTCGAAATACCTTTCCCGCAAACAACCGATATACATTATGGGCTTGAGCGTATGCTCTTATGGCTGGAGGCAACATACTATCTCACTTTAATGTCATCCAACAACGGACACTAAGCGCAATCGTTTTGATCTTGGCATTTAATTTTCTAAAAAATCTTTTCATCAATTAAATCATCGTATTCCTTTACCTTAAGCCAAAAGCGAAAATAGAGGTTGATCTTTTTGGATCACAATCCCTCAAAGGTTTCTTCTTGAAACTGTTCTCTCAATTTATCCAAAATATCACTATTGATGCCCTTCATTTTTGCTGCCAATAGATATCGAACAAGATGAAAATATTGATTAGAATGGAAGACAGATGGATGGGGGCCCTCTATTTGCATAGTCTTCTTGAATTCTTTCAAAACACTTGGATCTACAATATTGCGTCCAACCATGTCTGACAAGATTCTGCACGCGTCTGGAATTGTCAAGTGTAGGCGTTCAGGGTCCGGGGCATCATTCTTAACATCACTAGGATCTAATTTTTTCAAATCTTCTACTCTCTTCAATCCATTCAAGTGCTTATGGTAAAATTCAATTTCATGCGCACGATAAGTAAACCATCTTTTTCCTCTTTCTGTAAGACTGCCCGGAGGGAGGTATACTCCCTCCTTTATTACCCGTTCTTTTGAAACCCAGCCACAAATAAACAAATTCCAATTTCTCTGTTTGGGTGTACCTGGAAGTTTTCCGTCACCCGTTGTTTGCAGATGGGCCATTAGGTAAATGTCTGTCTTCAAAGAGTCATCAAAAACTTGACGGGCAAAAAGATTATGCTTGGCATCACGCGGAGGACCTGTAATTCCCTCATACTTTTCTTTAAATGGAAATTCTCCTCCTCTACATTTTACATCGACTTTAACGCCGCTGGGTAAAATAAAGTCGTATCCTAGGTCTACTCTGGAAGGGATTGGTTTTGGGAAACCTAACTTGCGGGCCACTACTATTTGGGCCAACATACCATAACTTTGCTGTCTGATGCTCCCTGCTTGTGGTCCCGTCGCAGGACTTTTTTTGACAATATCTGCGGCTTTTTTCCTAAGCTTATAACCTTCTTGGCCTCCTAGTGGCTCAACTATTGGAGTTGGGTGAACATAAGTGTACATAATTTTAGATTAACCTAAGAAGCCATTTAAACCCTCGTTTTCATGTTCGCACGTGAGGCCATTAGTATTTTTGAATAGTCAATCTTAGACAAAATCACGTGGTCAACATTAGATTTACCGCCTTATCTTAAGGTTCACCTCTTGACCCTGCGCTTCATGTATTCTCTTATTGCGTTCTCCAATTCATGACTAAGTTTTCGTGCAGAACCTGTTTTATCTATTACAAATTTTGTCCATTCCTTCCACAACTCGTTATCTATAGTGATTGAGGTTTTTCTTTTTGACAACTCGATTTCATCACTATTTTTTGAGGGTTAAAACTTTAAATGTTTTGCGGTATTGCAGCATAGCGGTAAGATTTAAATACGTTATAAAGTATAACAGTATAACGGTATTAATGCGGGAAAATAGAAATAGATGAAAGAGAAATCCTTAATTAGAAAATGGCCATTTATCAGAAGATGAGAAAGAATGCAAGCCGATTGGGATAAAGAAGCATTTTTAGGTTCATGTCTGCATTCTACAATACAGGAACTAGAATCATGGCCAGAATCAAAAAAGAAACATGCGATCAGGTACATTAACCGGGTTATCGAAAACGATCCCATGCTTAAAAAAATTAGTTTAAAAAAATATTCCAATACACTTAAGGAAAAATTCAGAAGTGGATTAAGTCCGATTAGCCAGTTCGATGCTTACTGGCGATTACAACCACCTGTTGCTCGGACGCAATTGGGGCAGTTTTATACTCCTGAATTATTGGTTGATCACATTATTTCAACTTGCAATGTGGGTTTTGATTCCCTGCTTCCGAGTCCTTACGTTGCTGACATCGCATGTGGATCGGGTGTTTTCTTACGAAAAACAATAATTGCGAAGGTAAAAAATGGTAATGGCCCACTTGAAGCCAGAGTAATAAATGCAGTCCGGCATACCATTGGTTTGGATAAAGAACCTATTGCATGCAGTTTATCAAAATTGTCAATCGCCCTAGTGGCTCTAAATCTGTCTCGTGACACCAGTGATTTGTTATTTCATAGAATTGTTGATAGTTTGCCCTTACCCCGAGTTTATACGACTGATAGTTTGGAAAAAGAGGAAGAATTGCGCACATACGAAAAACAAGCCAATGATGAACGCACGATCTTGGAAATAAAAGGTCGAAGTGGTGAATTTCATTCGGGTTTAGGCGCCATTGTTAGCAATTTCCCATTCTTAGAAGCAAAACGGATGAATAAAATAGATCCAAACTTGAAGAGTTGGTTAAAGAAAAGATATCCTCAATTATTTGCCGCCTTCGATTTGTACATCGCCTTTATCTACAGGTCTTTAGAGCTTCTAGCAACAAATGGCGTTCTTGGAGTAGTATTACCCAATAAGTTTCTAATAGGCAAGTATGGTTCACATGTCAGAAAATTCTTATTAGAAAACCACAAGATTCTTCAGATAAGTGACTGTTCTCGAGTAGAAAATTCCTTTAGAAATACGGGAGTCTACCCAATCGCTTTTTTCGTGAGAAAAGGAAAGTCAAAAGATGAAGAAAAGAACGAGATATTCGGTCTATCTGTAAAAAGTTTGAGTGAATTGAGTACTGCTACCAAAACAGCTATTGATGCAAATCTCTTCCGTCTGACCGGTAAAAATCACACCTATTTCGTGCCACCCTCTCACAGAATAGAATTGATAAGAGATTTCTTAACTGACCGCAATTTTCCCAGATTAGGTGAGCTAGTTGATCTTCGCACGACAGTATCCTTCCATAAAAAAGGCACTCGTGAACAATTTGTCAAAATTAGGGATCTAGAAAAGATCAAATCAAACAACTTCATTTTCAAATATATAGGCGGCAAAAGTTATTCCCGAAAAAATGAAGTAGACATGTTTACACTAAACTGGGATGGATATTCAATTGATTATAACCCATCGCATCTCAAAGAACTTGACCATACTCTTCCGCCCCTAAAAAACTTTTTACAGCCTAAAGTTATTTTTTGCCAGCATTCTCAACGACTTAGAGCATATTTAGATGTAAACGGTGAATACGTAACAAAAGATGTTTTTCCAATAGCGTTTCCGAGAAAAGATCCAAAGAAATCGTTAGATGTCACCACTATTTGCGCCTACTTTAATAGCAGTTTATTTACAATCTTATACAATTCGATACATCACGGGATAACGATAAGCAGGGGCTTTTATCATTACCTTCCAGCCTTTTTGGAGATTTTGCCAACTGTTAAACCAGATAGTGACGCTCAAAAGATGTTAGCTGAAAAAGTTCATAGGCTTCAATCCTTATGTTCTCAAGAAAATAATCGAGACAAAAACAGAGAAGTAATCAAAACATATGACTCTTTGGATAAGAAGGTTAGTCAAATACACGGCTTAAATGAAAATATTCATGGGGAGCTTCAAAGAGAGATTATTCAAGCAAAAATACCATTTCCGTGGAAAATAAGCTAGTCTAGCGCTGCCCATGAATTGCAAATGTTTTGACTAGAATTACGCCCGCGCTTTGAACTAAGGTTTATATACATTGACAATTCTGACAATTCCTTGTGGTTTCTGAAAATGCTCTTCGGACTTGACCCCATTAAGAATGAAATCAAAATTGTCAGTAGAGTTCGCCTCAAAGACTTTGGTTGGGACGAAAGGAAGTTTCAAAGTCTTTTGTTCCAGAATTTAGACAGGGTAATCCAAGAAGAAGAATTAATGCTGATATCACAATCTCGCAGATGGCAAGAAGAACCTGACCTGATGGCAATCGACGAAAAGGGTGACCTCTGGATTTTTGAGCTGAAGGCATGGGAGTCTCAAGAATCAAACATTCTTCAAGCATTGAGATACGGACAAAAATATGGTCAATATGATTATGATGATCTCAACGAGCTCTTCTCTAAGTTTGCTAAGAAACAAATGATAGATGCTTACAAAGATAGATTTCCGGATCAGAACATCACAAAAGAACAGTTTAACAAAAACCAACATTTCATAATAGTGACAAATGGGTTAGACATCCGAACGCGAGAAGCAATCATCTATTGGCGAGAAAGAAAACTCGATGTGAAACCCTGGATATATCGCATTTACAAGACAAAGAACAAAGAACTATTTCTTGAGTTTAACACTTTCAGAATGAAAGATGACCCCTTTGAAGATATTGAAGAGGGTTACTTTATCGTTAATACAAATATTAGTCACGGCAAAGAAGATGACGAGGATATGCTAAAAGGAAAAAAAGCAGCGGCCTTTTTTGATCCATGGAAAAAGTCAATAAGAAGGATAAACCCAGGAGATAAGGTGTTCCTATATCGGTCAGGGGAAGGGATCGTCGCAAGAGGTATAGCAAAAGACAGATACAAGAAGAAGGCATATCATGACGACCCAGATTACGCCGATGAAGAGTATTACGTTGAATTGAAGGATTTCTCGCTCTGTTCACCTCCTTTGACCCCTTCAGAAATCAATGAGAAAACAGGGATTGACTATAGATTTATGAAGACCTGTTTTGCAATCGATAAAGAATCTGGAGAGAAAATCTGGAGAGAAATCTCACGAAGAATTGCGTGAGGAAATATCGCGGTAAGGGAGACAGGCATAAAGAGACCTCCTTCGGGCGCATCGATCGATTTCAAGATTGGCGACTGGATGGCTTTTTTAAGTAGATAACGGGAGCGTGGTAAAGCCGGCGTAGTTTGATTTATATGTCTAGTGATAACCTTTTCTTTGGTGGGGAGGACGCCGTGGATAGAAACGGCCTAATAAATGAACTTAAGTCTTCGAACCTTTATGCTGAATGCACTCATTGCGGTGAAGAATTCAAACTTTCCGATGCTATCTTGTTTGATGGACTTATACGCGTGTTTCCCGAGGATGCTGAAAGCAAGCGGAAAGAAATGCGTGAGGAACTGAAGGAGCAGGAGAGCCAACTAAAGAAACGAAAGATATACGCTGATACCGGTGCTGAAAAAAAGGCGATAGAAGTTGGAATTGGAAAGATAATCGAGAAGATTATTCCCGCGTACAAAATGTTCAAGATACCTATCTCTGACTGTAGGCCTCTGTTCGAGCCCATCGATTTCGTTGTCTTCAAAGGAATGAGTGAACTGAACATTGATTCCGTGACTTTTCTGGAGATCAAGACAGGGAGCAGTAAGGTGGTCGGACATGAAAAAATGGTACGCGATGCGATTAACGACAAGAAGGTGTTCTACAAGGCGATATGA